CACATTTGATTGTACCATTCGGTTCTTTAACTATAATCTTTCCATCTTCTACGTATATTTTTATTTTGTCCACGGTTTCATATCCTTCCAATTATCTCCCACCTCTACGGAAGAAGGTATTAACATTGTGCGTCCATTGACCTCCAATGGATTGTGCATTTTATCAAGAACCTTTGGCATGAGATCATCTATCTTATCTCTATCACACTGCCCAAGTATTGCATCATGTACTTGACCCAACACTTCGACACCTTCGGTTTCTAATTCTTTCCATACTCTCCACAAACCTAAGTTAAGTAAGTCACCTATCGTAGACTGTGGAACAAAAGCTATCGCCGCTCGTAAAGTAGAAGCATCTTTGAGTCTATCCCAAAAATGTCTACGTCTACCCATCGGAGTAACGAGACTACCTTTAGCAAGAAGTTCTTGTTGTATCGTGTTATGCCATACACGTATCCCAGGAAATGCCCCCTTGATCTTTAAGGTATCCTTCGATATCTTTTCTCCTTTGTCAAGTAACTCTTTGTATCCACCTTGTGGGTCTTGTTTGTGCCATCTTTCTAAACTTGTAGAAGATATCACACCACCAAAATAAAGCAACTGAAATCTTGTAGCCTGCGACACTTTGATCTTTATCTGTCTTGCCAAAGAGTGAGGCGATACACCATAGTTTGTTCCGTGTCCCGCTCGTTTGCATATGTCACGGTAACTGTGATGCATGTAGTATTTCATATCAGCCAATGCTCTGTCTTGCTTTGGATCACCAGACCAACCCATGTTGGGCCATACCATTTTAACAACTTCGGTATGCAAATCTGTACTCTCACATACATCAATGTAGTTTTGATCGGCAGCCAAGTATGCAACGGCACGAGACTCAGCTTGTTCTAAGTCTGCATAAAACATTTGTTTGTTTTCATCTGGTATAAATACTTCACGTAAATCTTTTGTTATGTTCTGTAAGTTTGTACCTGTACGCCACGGTGATTCTCTTGAAGACCATCTGCCTGTCTCTGTACCTGCGACGTTGTAAGAACATCTTATTCTCCCGTCCTTGTCACGCTTGGAGCTAAGGACTGCAAGGTTTTTATCTATGTCACGCAACGCCAGGATAGTTCTGCAGAAGGGTCTTGCTCTTGGGTAAGATTCTGCCAACGATTCTAAAGCGTCGCGATCAGTAGATATCTTTTGTTTACCTTTCTTGTATGAAACTACAGGTGGTAAATTAAGATCTTCATATAATAATTTTTTAAGTTGAGTAGGACTGTTATGATTTAAATCTTTACCAGACACAGCTTGTGAAAACAAATGTATCATTCTTTCCAAGCGTAATCTTTTTTCTTGTAAAGGTTTTCTAATTGCTTTTACTTTATCTTCGTCAACACGCAGACCACGCATAGTCATAGCCATAGCTGGTTTTAAACTTTGTATTTCAAAACCATATGTACGTCTGGTAGTCTCATCAAATTCTTTTTCTATCTTCTCCCATATCTCTTGGGTAAGTGTGCAATCCAACGCACAGTAGATCCAGTTAATCTGATCGTCGTCGTATGGTGTTAGGTCTAAATTATTATTACTTACTTTTATCATCTGCCAACTCTCCTGCGATTGCAGAGTATCCAACCATATCTACATATGTATCTTTTGTAGGGTTAGGTGATTTAGTTCTTGCAACTTTTAATAATAACATAAGCATAGCAACATCGTGTGCAGTAATATCTTTATCTAAATATGCTGACCATAAGTTTGCAATGTTTGTGTGATTAGTTTGTTTGTCCCCGTACTCTTTCTCTCTTGGCCCTCTTAATATCTTCAAGGCTTCTTTCAAGTTTTCTTCTATATTTACTACCATAAAATTTCTCCATCAATTTATATATTTCTTTTCGAGTAGTCTTGTCATCTAAGTCTGCGAGGTCACAGATTAAATTAAAATTACTATCCTCGTTTGTTTCATTCAGCCACTCCCATGCGGCTAAATGTGCTTTCTTATCTTCTTTTCCTTTACCTTCGTAAACTAAATCTTGCAGGACTTGATCCAACACAGCACGCCACATGCGTACTATATTCTCGTGTTCTTCCCACTTCTCGTCTACATCTTTGGCAGAGAAGTAATTTGGTCGCTTCATTATTCATCGGCTTTCGTGCTGTGTGAAAACTTGGCTAGAGTTTTCCATGCACCCTCGTTAGTGTATATGGAGCCTAAGAAGCCTAAACCTTTTTCCATTTCTGGTTGCAAAGCATGTTGTGCATGCATCGTGTCATGCACTATACCCTTTACATTTATATTCTTTTTATATGTTAACCAAGACACATCGTAAGATTGATTCTGTGCCACCTTTGTAATGCGTTCATCTTCTAATAATTCTTTAACCCAATCCCACGCTTTTGTTTCATCATCTTTCTTCCAGTACCCATATGTAAATGGTACGACAATGGCATGGGTCGAAGAGGGGGCAAACCCAATACAAGTTATCTGCCCACCAGCTGTTTCTATATCGAATGCCAAAGGATGTTTCGCGTTATCTCTTCTAATGAAGTCTTGTTTAAATTTATCTAAGTCGTTTATACTCGGTTCGATCCAGAGTTCTCTTTCTATATTTACTATGTCTTTTGTATCTGCTTCACGCAATGCTTTCTTAAAGTCTGAGTAGACAATAGATCTCAATGCGTAGTTCTTTGAGACACTCGACAGGGCATACGATGGAACTATTTTTATTTCATCATTGATGTGTGAGGTGTTAGAGGAGATGAGCGCCCCTCTATAAGTTCCAATTTTGTCATACCCTGTGAATGCCCACAATGATATCGCGCCCAGTGCTATAATAACATTAGGTTTGACCTCATTGATTTCTCTGTACAGCCTCTCCAGATGTGGTTGCGTCTCCTGTTTTAGAAACCCTAACGTTGAGGACGGATAGGGTGTTCGCCACTCTGTTCCTTTGCACAAAGCCTTGTATTCACTTCTCTTGTGAAAAAAGTTTTGTAAGTTTTCCTGTGCTGGTCGTCTTTGAAAGACGTGGGTGAGCATGCATTCTTCCAGCTGTATCCCTGCTAGTTTACATACCTTGCCTAGTAGATAATCGCCTGCAAGTATTTTATTTAAACGAACCTCATTGACTGTTGGATAATCCATGACGATTGCAATCTTTGCACCATCTACAATCTGCGAAGCTATGTTCTTGTGTACTGCATACTCACCCATAATACTACGCCGCCTTGTTGATTATTCTTTTAATCGAAGCTTGTAGTATGTCTTTGTTTCGGCCCACCATTTCGTGTTTCACAACACCAGAAAATGTTTGACCAATGCTTTGCTCTAGCATTTCGCCAAAGTTAGCACCACTCATACCGAGTGTTTTAGTTAGGAACTTCTTAATAGAAATCACAGGGTTACCCTGTCCTAACGCTCTAGCCGTAGCCCAGAACTCCATTCTGGTTGGCTCGCAGTGATCTAAATCACTATCTGAGATCTCGGATTCCAAGACAGCATTCGCCTTGACATTGATCCTTACGATCTCGTTTTGGTTTTCACCGACTTTATCCGTACGATAAGACGTGATAACGAAGTCGTAGCTACCCTCTGGTAAGGGCATCTGCTCCTGTACGTCATCTGGATTCATCGATAAAAAGTCTGAAATATCAGCCATTAATTACCTCCTTTGTTTAAGTTAATTACATTGTCAGCTGACAACTTCTTGCGTGCATTAGTTTGTATTGCACTGAACAACTTAGCTAGATCCAACTCAGTTGTCTGACCAATAAGACTTGGTGCAGTAACTTTGAGATCCATCCTGTGATCAGATACAGTACGTAATGTACGCTCGGTTCCTTTGCTAGAAGAACGTGTATCAATTCTGCACACACAGTTGAAGTATCTGCCTAGCTTTGTAGATAGTTTAGAACCTACGCTAGTTGGGTACGCTTTGGACACGCCCATATCTCCTTCCATGTATTGCATATGCGTTGTAACAACCACGTTACAAGGCACTTCCGATCCTGTTATGTACTGTATGATATGTTGTACATCACGAGCCGCCGTTCCCCATTCGGGTTGCGACGCCTGGTCAGTTGATTTCTTGTTGTTGAAAACAAGAGCCGCACGAAGTGCCGCCTCGCCCATCAACGTCAAGCTATCGATAACCAACACATCTTTGTTAGTCCATTTAGAAACAGGACCGTATTCCTCATCTTCATCTTTCCAATTAGAAATTAAAGATGCCCCCTTACGAAACGCCTCCGCTCTACCCATAGGATCTTTCAACGTAACATAAGAAACGTTGTTGACACCTGTATCATTTAAGAACTCGGGTAAAATGTCTAAGCCGTTGTCGTAGTCCAAGATACGTAACTTGTATCCTGCGTTTGCAAGGGTGGCTAATGAAGCCGTTTTCCCAGAGCCACTATCCCCTACGAGTAGTAGCTTGGTTACATCTACTGATGTATGATTTTTTATACTTGCCATATTTGTCTCCTGTATTTTGTAATATTAGCACAATTAAAATTTTTGTCAAGAAGTTTTTATACTTCGTCGTCTAAAGGATCTAAGTCATCTTCGTATTGATCTTCTGGTTCTGGTACCAATCTAAATGACATGACCGTCACAAAGATTGCAATGATAAAAACAAAGTGTGACACTACTGTAATGCCAAACAAATACCAAGAAGAAAAGTACAAAGAAAAAGCAATGCACCACATCCAAGCAAGTAACTGCATAATTAAATGTCTTACGTTCTCATCTGGTACGTGACGCAATGGATTCTTTCTGTGATTCATGACACCATGCCATGAGTTAGTTATAAATTGTCTCATTTGTTTCTCCTAAATAATTCTTCTGCGTGTATCACTTCGCCTTCACGAATCAGGTCGTCGTGTAACGCAACTTCAAAGTCTTCACGTAGTATTGTGGCACGGTGATCGGGTGATTCAGAACACACTTCTCTGAACTTACAACCACCGTAGTTACCACATGACGTGAAGTTGGCTGGGTAATATTGATGTGCGTGATACGTATCAGATACTTCTAAACTGTAAGCTGTATCTGCATACCATTCATCAATAGATAAGTTAGATACATTGAACACAGCACGATTGAATCTACAAAAGTGTACACCTGTTTGCACTGCATCAATAATAAAACCACGCACAGGTAAATCTAATATGTGTCTCGCCGCCCACAAGTATGCATACACTTGGTTGTTCGGTTGGTAGTTTCTAAAATACATTTCACTCAAAGATGCCTTAGTTGTTTTTGTATCGCACAGATACAAGCCACCTTCGAACTCCACAATCTTATCAATCCTGCCAGAGAATCTCTTACCAGACTTACCAAAAGGTACTTCAAATCTTTTCTCAAGACATGGCTCTCCATTAGGCATAGCCGCAATCTTTATATTATCTTCCCAGTATTCTTCTACTCTCCATACGATTGCACGAAGGGTAGCTTCTAAACCTCTGGCTTTATCTTCAGCCATAGATAAATCTTCTCCATAATTTTTTAGTGTAAACTGTATCGCTTCACGTAACGTTTCTTCTTTATCTTTGTTATGGAATCTACCTCTATCTAAGATCTCGTATGCATCGTGTACTGCTGATCCAAATCCTGTTACTGTTCCGTAGCTTTTTAATTTGT